TTCCCCGAGGAGTCCATGTCCCACCTGACGATCGTCTCCTGGGCCCGGATCGAGAAGTCCCGCCAAGCTATGCGCTTGTCGCTGTACTTGGAACGGCCCAAGGGTGGGGCGTCCGGACCTTCCCTGACTTTCCACAGGATCTCGAACACCGAGAACCCGTAGACCAGGAAACTCTGGACCTCGGAGATGAACTCGGTCCAAGGCGTCTCCATGTCATGCATGCACTGCTCGAGGAAATCGGCCGCTTCCCTGTCCGCCCTGGAGTCTCCGCCCGGTTCGACGGACCACTGGGCGCCCCTGAGAATGTGGGAAATGGCAAAGAGGATGGAGCCGACGGTCGAGTCGTTGTCGCGCATCTCGCGCCAGACTTTCCGGCCCTTCTTTCCCTGGAGCTCGGAAAGCCATTCTTCGCGCAAAACGCCGGACCAGATCGACAGGCCCGGAACCCCGAGCGTTTTGAAATCCGGCTCCTTCTTCTCCGCCATCACGCACCTTTCGCCGCCGCCAGCGAACTCCTCAAGAAGTCTTTCACTAGCTCGAACGCCTGCTGCTCAGTGAAGCCCGCGTCCTTCAGGGCGTCGAACAAGCAGCGAAGCAGGCGGGCGAACTTGCCCAGGTTCTCCTCGAACTCATTTCCTTCGCCGAACGGCCATATCTCGTCCGTCATGGTCCCTTCTCCCTATCCTAGCGTCCCTCTCGAGATAAGCAAGCGAATTGCGCTCCAGTCGGCGACGGTACCAGGCAGTCACGATTCGGCTGATCAGCTCGAGCGGATAGAATACCAGATAGTCAATCATGCTTTCTCCTGAACCCGAGTTTCGCGAGGAGCTCCTCCAGCTTCACTTTCTCTTCCTCGGTGAGCCGCACCTCGCCTTCCGCGATGTAGCAGCCGAAGACCGGATTGACGACGTCCCCGAGCGGGACGTTCCCTTCCGAGGACTCGCGCCCGAAGAACAGGGGCTCGTGCCACACCTCTTCCCAATGCGGTAAGAGCTTGACATCTTTCGCGACCGACTTGAGGCACGCCTCAAGTTCCTCGCCGAACTCTTCCCGCGCCTTGGCGTAGGCCGCGAACCTCGTCTGCATCCTTTCCCATGCAGCTTTCAAGTCCCGCATGCTTCCTCCTTTAGAAATCTTCCGAACCCCGCCACCACCTGGGGAGGTATCCCTCGTCTATGCTCCAGTCTTTAAGACAACGGTAACAGGCCTCGCAAAGGTCGAGCTCGATTCCGTCCCGTGACGTGAAAGTGCTTTTATCGCCGGTTCGGTCGAGACGTTGGATACGCAGCTTAAAGACCTTGTCTCGCAGGAGTTCTCCGCATCTGTCGCACTTGTACAAAAACATGTTTCCTCCCTTCAAAACCTCGATGACCGTCCTGCCTTCAGGACGAAAGACAATATGCGGGCTACCAAGAAGAAAATTCCGATTGCCAAAAGAGAGGGGTTTCGAGGTCACAATCCAGAGAGCGAAACTCAGCAGGGCCTCGCAGACGTAATGGAGGAGATCCGATTCCAGCACAGCCCGGATGATCTCCCGCGCCCGCATCCAGCCCCTCGCCGACTTGAGATCCTTCACTCTTCCTCCTTTCACCTTCTCCACGGCGACCTCCGTTCTATGCCCATCGGCAAAGGCACGTCCGGCCTCCGCACGTCCACGGCCGCGTAAGCCAACGCGACTGCGTCCCCCCAATCGGGTGAAGGGACGCCCCGCTTCCGCATTTGCTCCTTGGACTCCAGCTTTATCCTCCCCGCCGACGTGTAGCTGTACTTTCGGCCTGTCAGGTCCCGCACGACGTTCCGGTTCTTAAACACCGGGCCCCAAGCCTCGCCCTTTTGCAGCATCTCGGCCAGGTTCCACCACATTTCCGCCGACTTGTTTTCGAACCGCTCCTTTTCTACTGGCCTTCCCCCGAACTCCACTCCCACAACGGGATAGCCCTGCTCCTTCAGGCGGTCCACCACCCCCGCGCCGACTCCGGTGACGTCCACCTTGATCAGCTCAGCCCCGACCTTGCGCGCGAAAGCGATCAAACGCCCCGCCGTCTCCATCGTGCTCCCCGGAGGGCACTCCTGCAACGCGAAAGCGCAGCCTCCCTTGCGGGCCACGAACACTGTGTGATCGCCGCCGTAGCGGGCTATGTCCGCGCCGACTTCCACTCTCCCTTCCCCGGGTTCGCTCCTCAGTCCCGCCTTTTCCACCCAAGATAGCGCGACTAAAACGTTCTCGCTCCGCTCCGCGAATTCGCCCAGGACCCAGACTTTCCATTCCCAAGAATCTTCGCCGTACCTCCGCCGGATTTCTTCCACGTCTTCCTTGGTCACCAGGCCCGGGATGACGATCTTGCAAGTCTCGACGTTCGGGGACTCCAGGGCCGAAATGCCCATCTGTGAAAACTGGGGATCTCGGAAAGCCTCGTAAAAGGGCCCTTCCACGAGCGTCGGGTTCCCAATCATGAGCAGGAACGAAAACCGTCCTCGGAGAAGAGTCTGGATTCCGGACCAGACTTCCCAAGTCAAACCCTGCGCCTCGTCCACCACGACGAGGATGTGCTCGGAGTGGAGCCCCTGGATGTTGGAAGTCGCCCAGTTAGGGACAGCGACTCCGGTCACGAGCACGTTCGGGTCGGGCCGCCACGTGGTCTGGAGCGGCTCCTCCCCGAGCCTGTAACCCCGATTGAGCGCAGCCCGCCAGGTCTTCCGGATCTCCCGCCAGATGATGTCCCGCACTTGCCTGAACGTCGGGGCGGTCGTGACCACGACCGCGGGCCGGAAGTGGGTGGCGAACAAGACGACCGCTTGAGCCGCGGTCCAGGACTTGCCCACGGCGTTCGCGGACCGAACCACGAGGCGTCGGGAACGGAAGAGCTCCTTCAGGATCTCCTCCTGGCGAGACCACGGCTCGGCGCCAACGACTTTGCGGATCCAGCCGGCCGGGTCCACCAGGTCCAACGCAGGATGGTCAGCGGTAAGGGTCCCCATGTTCACTCTCCGCAGTCATAGCCTGCCCACCGAGCCCACTCGCGAGGACTCGGCTTGGGCCGCACGTCTTTGGGCTTTTCCTCTTCTCGATCATCCGGCATGTAATTCCTCCTTTGCCCTGAGTGCCTTCACCTTGCCAGCGAGGACTGACAAAGCTTTCTCGGCTTCTTCCATGGTGTCGAACCTCGCTATCGTTTGGGGAGAGCGGCCAGGATGGACGTAACAGAGCATCCCGTTCCAGCCTTTGATCCAAGGATCATCAGAGCGTTTTCCGGAGTCAACGTATATCTCTGCTCCGGAAACCAGTTCTATCAACGTCGGCCTTCCATGCCACTCAGTCAGTAACCACACCCGTTCTTCGGCAGTCTCCGCGCGATCTTCAGTCCCTCGGACCGCTTTGAAATCTCTGTATCCATCGTCCCCTTCATCCAATGCAGAAAGGGCTTGACGAAGTTTCCAAGTCGGATCGTCTTCCTCCTTGAATCCATCCGGCAGTTTACCAGTCGTCAAAAATAGCTCTCTAGCAGCTAAATATTCCCGGGCCGCCGTGGCCACCGCTTCCAGCTTGCGAAAACGATCCAGGAGATCGCGGCCCGTATCAGATCTGAGAACTTCCTTCACATGTCTCAAAACCTTTTCGCCCTTCCGCAGCTCGGTCCGTTGCCAATTGCCTTCACCTAATGCACTCCCGCCTTCCTGGCTATAGGCTTCCCACGGCAATTCCTCCACTTCCTCAAGCACTTCTCGTAGGGCCGCGCACCGAGCCTCGGCTTCCTCTAACCGCCGCAGGATTTCTTCATCGTTCACGCTCTCCTCCTCAACCCGAGCCGCCACCGTTTCTTTTCCACGGAGCTCCGAGTCCTCACCTTGCCCCGCGCCCGGTTGCAGGGCAGCTCGCTCAGCGCTTCCGCCAGCTCCGCGTCACTCATCTTCCGCCAGTTAGCACGCAGGAACTCGATCTCTTCCTCGAGCCAGGCGTTCTTGTCGTCATGGAACCGCGCCGTGCCTTCTTTCCTCAGCTTTCTCCACTTCCGTCCTTTCCTGTAACGCCGGGTTCGGAACAGGCTCCACACGAATTCCTCGGTGTCGCCATATTTCTCCGCCAGCTTCCTCACGGTCTCCGGACCCGGTTTGCCCCGGTAAGAATCCACTTCGCGGATCAGGTCCGCGAGCTCCGTCTGTTTCCAGAACGTCCCGTAAGCAGTACGAACTTTAACGAGCATTTTCCTCGCCCTCTTCACTGTAAGGCACCTGGATCAATTTGATCTTGCGTCCGCACCAGGGACAATATCTCATCGGAATTGTCTGCTCGATCTCCCCACTGCCATACCAGGATTCGCGGCGGCATATGCCTACGAAAACCTTTTCTGAATCAAAATCGAAACGGACAAGTTCTCTGTCCCAGTTCGTCTCCATTTCCTCACAACAAAAGACCGCTTCGACGGCCCAAGCATATGACATCCTGCCAGGGTCACCAGAAAGGTAGAAACGGCGCCCGAAAGCCTTCTCCAACTCTTTCACCCTCTCAGCCTCTGTCTCAACACGAAAATAAACTTGCAGGCCTTTCTCCTCGCTCACGACAACCCCACTTTCAGCTTGCGCGATTTGGCGAATTCCTCGACCGCTTTCAGAAATTCCCGGTCGCTCAACCGTTCCTTGACTTCGCCCTCGATCCAGAACGTGCTCTCCGACCTCTCCGTCGGCCCGCCTTCCAGAAGCTCCAGCGCCTTGATGATGTCCGTGAGCGCCTTCGGGGCCTGGTGGATGAACCGCAGGAGTTCGTTAGGGGAAAGCTCTTCCCACCTGCGGAGGATGGCCGCCTTCTCTTCCGGGCTGGCGTTCTTCGGCATGACCATGTGGGCGAGCGCGACTTGCCAGGCTTTCGTCAATCCGTCGCGTAAGAATCTCAAAATTTCCTTCGACTTTTCCCGGGAGTCCTCGCTCCGGGCTATAACTTTCTCAGTCTCCTGTTTGAGTTGTTTCCGGGTCTCCGCCAGCATCTTTTCGGTGTGCTGGCGCCTCTTTTCCCGCCACTTTTCTTTCGCCGAGTACTTGTAAAGCGACTCGACGGGCACGCCGAGCTCTTCCGCCAGCTCCCGGATCGTGGGCTTTCGGGGATCCTCGATGTAGCGCTGGCGGGCTATCTCGACCTGCGCGGCGTACTTGACCCAGGCCACTTCCGGTCACCTCCTGTCACCGTTAAAACCTCCACGATCCTGTCCCAGTCGCTCGGTCTCCACAGGTAAGCTTCCACTGTCCGCACCTTTTCCAAAGCGTCAAGCCATCCTCGTTGCGCGGACGTCGTTCTCCCCTTCTCACTCTTTAGTTCCGCAAAAATAACTTTGTCTCCACGGACTAACACAAGATCGGGAAAGCCCTCCGGCGAGCGGCGTGAGTCGTAGGTATGATAAACGAGCCAGCCGCACAAACTGGCCAAGTCCCGCACTTGCTGCAGGAACTCCTTTTCGATCATCGGCGGAATCTTAGTCCTCTCCATAGTCGGTGAGGGAGATACCGAATCCAGAACAAGGCCCAAGCGAGGCCCGGCACTCTCTGCTCGTAAGGATAGCCGCAGATGTCAGGTCTGACAAGCGTTAGCCCGCTCCACCAGGGCGCAGAATACAATCGCCACTCGCATGGATGAGAACCGCTTCGGAGAACGACCTGGTCACCTTCGATCCATCGCACTGCGCCTATGAAAGGCTCTCCTCCAGTAAATCTGGCCTGCACAAGCTCACCAGGCTCGAACGGGACTTTCAATTGGTTTCCCCACCTCATCTCTGCGTACACCTCCTCTAACCCGCCAGCCTCAGGCCGACAAGGGCCGCCCACAACAGGAAAGCCAAGAACCACAAGCCGCCGACAATCGTGTCTTCGTCCCATTTCTTCATCGCGCCTCCTTCCTCGGAAGAGGTAGCTTCTTCTCCGGATGGACTTTATTCCAAATCCGGACCGCCGCCTTCCGCTCGGAGAATACCTTGCCGAACCCGATGCCGCACAAGACCATGACGTACTCGAAAGGGCTGTCGACCATGGAAGCTATGTCCTCCATCATGGCTTCAGCAATAGTTCTCTCTCTTGCCATTAGCGGCCCTCCTTCTTCCGACCTCAGAAATCGCCGCACATTTCCACGGCAATTTTGCATATCCCCAGCTTGCAGGCCGGCCGCCACTCTGGGCATGCCGGCCCTGGACAGTCCTCCGGGACGGGATAGTTAAAGTCCCGGAGGAACTTGATCGCAGCCTCGATCTCTTCCTCCGTCATCGGTTTGGTAGGTACCTTGGCAAAATGGTCGCACCACTCGTCCAGCCTCCACGACGCTCTTTGTTTTTGCATCATGCCTCCTTCCTTACCGCTACCTGCCGAGCCCGCGCCTTCACGAGGCGGTTGAAGAAGTCGCACGGGTCTCGGACCTGGCTCCGGGTCGCCATGAGACGGAGCCGGCCATCCACCGGGTCCTTGAACAGGACCCGGCCCCGCTCCGTCAAGATATAGGCCGCGCCGTCCGCGAAGACGACGCGGTCCACTTCCTTGTCACCTCTCGCGCTGATTTCGCCATCCTCGCCTCCTTCCCGAGAACCGTTTTGGTCCTCGCTGACTTCTTCCTCGAGCGCCTCCGGTTTGACCTAACAAGACCGCTGTTCACTAGGGATCCAGATTTCGACAAGACCGCCGATCTCGTCCCAGACTTCCACTCGCTCGCCTTTGTAGATTTTGGTTGCCATCCTGCCTCCTTTCCTCGCACTTATTATATACAACATTGTCGCTCGCTTGTCAAGACCTCGGCCGGAAGCGCGCCCCGGAAGGCACCGGAATGTCTATGCGAGCGACATCATCCCACCCATGGTTTGTCTCTCGCATGCTCGCGCAATCGCCTCGGGAAACAATTCGTGGCCCCGACATAAAGCAACCTGCCCCGTCCGTCAAAGAACCGATACACGCAAACACTCAAGTTCACTCACCTCGCTTTTTTTCTTTCTCTCGAGTGACAGGGCGTGGCACCGTGGCAAGGGGTCCCTTATAAGGGACCCTCTTGCCACGCCACGCTGCCACGCTGCCACGGACTTTGCCACGGCTAGAGAAATGCACAAGGGAACCGGCTTTTCGCATTCCTTGCCACGGCTTGCCACGCTCCCGCCACAGGGCTGCCACGCTGCCACGCCATGCTGCCACGCCGCCACGGCCATGCGAATTCACCGGGCTCAAAAGGGCACTACGTCCGGTTCCCTTTCGGGCACGCGCCTGGACAAAGGTAGCCCGTAACGCCCGTCGCCGAGTTTTACCACCTTGTTCGCCCCGAGCATCCGCTGGAGGCACTTCCTCACCGTGCCCGGGTTCTTTCCCAACTCCGCCGCGATGTCTTTCGGGGCGTGGGCCCCGTGCCTCTTGAGAAAGGCCAGGATCTCCTCTTCTGTGGAGAGGTTCACTCCCGGCACGTCGGAAGGGTTCGATCGCTTGACGATGATCCGGTCCTGAAGGAAAGAAAAGCGGAGCCCGATCGGAGGGAAATGCCGATCTTCGTTGCTTTTGTTGTGTGTCAGGACCACGTCTATGAAATTGTCTTCCACCGTCTGGTACGCTTGGGCGTACCAGACGCTCCGCGCAAGGTTCCTGAAAAAGATGGAACCGTAAACGGAGTCCTTTTCCTTCGGAGTGTGCGCAATGACCAGGCTGGTCCTTCCCAACTGCGAAAGGGGATTAAAAATCGACTTCACGGTGTCGAGGGGATCCTTCGCTCCCGGGAGCGCGGCCAAGGCGGCCGAGTCAACAACGATCAAAGCAGGGTCAACTTCCATGACGTGTTTCGCCACGCGCTTGAAGTCTTGCGCCAAGGGAACGGAACAACGGAGGTAATGGATGACGGGCTCGGTTCCCAGGCCGCGGCTCAAGAAGACCAGCCTGCGGGTGAAAACATCCTGGTTCCCCTCGTAATCGAGGTAAAGGACGGGGCCTTGGCTCTGCGTCCTGAGCCCGAGCCAGGGAAGGCTTTTCCCGGTCGAAACGAGGATGCCGAGCAGAATGGAAGTCAAAGTCTTTCCGCTTTCTCCGTCGCCGTAAAGGATGGTGGGGAGGCAAACCGGCAAAATCGGGTGTACGAGGTATTGCGTGTCTCGGTACTGGCTGGCAGCGGTTATGACCTCGAGGGGTTCCGCTTCCGTCCGTTGGTTGAGGATGCGGGTCGCCAAGTTGTCTATGATCGCGTCCCACATCCCGAGAGCGTGCTTTTCCTCCAAACCTTTCGCCAGGCGCGCCCGGGTCGAGAGGGACAGAATGTTGACCTTGGTCGGAGGGAGAATCTTTTTTCCGAACGCGTAAATGGACAGAAGGATGTAAAAGTCCCCGTAAGATTCGGAGAGGACTTCCGCCTCGGCTTGTATCCCCAGGTCCGGCCATTCCAAGGCAAACAGGCCGACTTCGCCTTTCAGGACCGGCGACGTTTTCGGCTTGTAAGCCGGGGTGTTTTCAGCGATGTCCAAAAGCTCCTCGACGCTGTGGCCCCGCAAAAGCCAGTCGGACACGTCTTCTTTGGGGCCGAGGCCGGGCAAGTCGACGATTTTGACTGTGTCCGCTATCCCTTCGAGCTCTTCGGCCAACTGCGAGCACCTCTGCTCGCCGTCGGGATCGTTATCTTTCAGGATGTAGACGGTCCGCCCCACGAAAAACCTGTTGTAGTCAGCGCGCCAGGCCTTCGCCCCTCCCACGTTCGTGGTCGCTACCAGGCCGTACGCGCGCAGATGGTCGACGTCCTTTTCCCCCTCGCAAAGCCAGACCGGCTTTTCGCGGTCCGCCTTGACGAGCTCCGGCAGGCGGTACAAAACCCGCCGGACCTGGCCCAAGGCCCCTTTGCCCCCTTTCCAGGTCCCGGTTTTCGGGTCCCAGGCTTGTTGCCGGAAAGTCTTCTTCTTTTCCCCGGGAACGTGATAGCGCAGGACCCTGTATAGGGGGTTGCCGTGTTCGTCGCGGTAGACGTAAGCCGCCTGGAGGACGCCGGGCCCCGTCTCGAACGGTTCCTCTTCCTCGAGGAAGAGGTCCTTCATCTCGAGCCCCATGGCCCGGACGACGGTCTGCGGGGAGCAACCGGCGAAGCAGTGGATCAGGATGCGGTCGTCCGCGAGCTGGATCGAGAGAGAAGGGTTCCTGTCGTCGTGCGCGGGGCACAAGGCCATCCACGATCCGTCCGAAACTTGCCTCACTCCTTCCAAGCGGGAAAGGAATTCTTCGATAGTCACGGATCCTCCTTTCGTTTAATCGGCCGGGCAAAAATAAAAGAGGGAAGGACTAAGCGGTCCTTCCCTCTTGCCGTTCCATCTTTTCCGTGATATACTTTGCATGGCATCACCTCCTGAGGGCATTATAAAGCTGCCCCGGTGAAGTGGCAAGGCCTAGCCGAGCGCTAGGCCTTGCGCTTTCCAGGGCTATGTCTGAACTTCCACATCAAAACTCCGTCTAGATTGCTCGAGCCAAACTTGTCGAACTCGGGATCGAAAAACGTCACGAGCCGAGCTTGATCCCATCCCACAAGCGGCGCATATTCGTCGTAAATGCTCGCGTAGGGCAAATCGTGACTGAAGATGTATGCCCAAACGTCTTTCCATGACCAATTCCCGATAGGCCAGCATTCCGGGATCGGGCCAATGTAGCTTTGATTCTCGATCCTCAGCCTACGCCGAACGGCTTCTTCCTTTCGCAGCCCCACAAAGGCGAGATCGTAGCCCTCATTCTTCATTCTGGGAAGCAATTTCCCTATATATTCCCGCCCCAGGACGTTGATCGCTTTTCTTCCTAACCTTTCGTATTCCGGGCTGGTTTCTATGCGCAAGTGCCGGGCGCCGAGCTTTCTTGCGTTCTCACGAAATTCCTTTTCTAGCCAACGCGGAATGTAGTAGGGTCCAAAGTCCCAATGCAGGACAAGCACGTCGGGTTTATGCAACAGGACAAGGTGCAAGACGCACGTGGAATCCTTCCCGCCGGAAAAGGCCACGTAGGGTTTCCTTGCTTTCGCTAACGCGTCTCCAATTACCTTCTTCGATTCTTCAATTTTTTCCTTGTGCTCGTTAGTTTCCGCCCACTTTCGCAGAACTGTTTTTATATTCATCTTTAAGTTTGCACTTGGCTCCAGGCGGCACACAAAGGGCAACGTTTCGGGGATCCCAATACGGCCCTTTGTAAGCGATGTAGGCAGTGTCTTCATACTCTTCGCACATCGAAACCGGAATCGGCCGCATCGCGATCCCGTTCGCCACCAGGGACCAGTCCTCGTCCATCGTTTCGAATGAAACATCTTTGATCATGCCGAAGCCGATCCGGATGTCGTTCCCCAAACCGACAAGGTGGTTTTCGATAAAGTATTTGATCAATTTCAAATCTCCGTTGACATAGAAGATTACCTCTTTCGCCGGAACGTAAACAGTTTTCATGGCATAAGCTCGAAAGTGACCCGAACCGATTCTGATCTTTTTCCGGTCTAAGTTTCCCGCCCAGCGTTCCTCGAACCGCTTGTAAATGTGGGTCAAATGCACAGAGTCCGGAAAGAACAAGCTCACGCTGCAGTGAAAGACATCTCCGGTTTTCTTGATGGGGATTTGCCTTCTCGCATTCGCTTTCGCGATTTGGGCGGTCAGATTCCGTTTCTTGGGCAAGATGAAGAAGTCTTGCCCGAAAGTGTCCACCATGATCAGATGCCCCATCAGGCCGTCGAAATTGATCCAGGGCGTGGTTATGCAGACCGGAGTCCGCATCCGAAAGGTGACCTTGAAAGGCACGAACTTGCCCCAGCGAATGGGCGGAGCTGACCTTGCAGTTTCTTGAAAGTACTTTACTTCGTCAATCATAGCCTGCTTTCCAGCTCTTTAAGGAGACTCTGTATATCCGCTTTCTTTTCTTTCAAGAAGTCTAAATATAAGCTGGCATCCGGTTTCGGTTCGTAAGCCAACATAACTTTTCCGTCGCCGCTCGCGCTTCGGCCGCCCACGTAGGGCATCAACTCGAACAGATCCAACATTCTTCCAAAACAGCTCTTTTGGAGTTCATCTGGGAGTTGGAGCACGAACCTGTGATAGAACTTCGTTCCAGGCACGAAGCATTCATAATCAACCTTCATCTGGACTGCTTGCTCGTCCTCTTTTCTTTCAGCTCTGAGATCGTCTCTTCTGGTGATGAAACTCTGGTCAGTAAAGGTTCGGATAGGTTGCGAAGCTCGTGGATCCTTTTGGTATTTGGGCGGCAGATAAGCTTTGTATTCCGCGCACAAGGGCATCATGTGCTCCACGATGAGAATGCCTTGGATCAACTGGTTTCCTATCGCGCAACCGAAGAGTGCGGCTGGGATGATCAAATCCCGGACGCATTTCCTGAGTTCCAGATCGATGATCCCTGTGGTCGCCTCTGTTGTCTCAAGAACTCCTCCTGAAAAAAGCGAATGGTAAAGTTTTGCGTTTGTGATGTCATAATCCACGTGATCCAGAAAGTCCCTCATGAGGAGCCGTCGCAATTTCCCTCGGATTCCGTTCCCCGACAAGTAGGGAATCGGGACTTCGCCCAGACCGTCTACGTAAACGGTGATGGTCCGCAGAACCGGAGTCGATCCCGTCTTTTCATCGCCGCCATGAAAAATTGGCGTAAGTGCTGTCACTACACCTTCAACTTCAAAGAACTTCTTCATCTAAGCGCACCTCCTCTATATCCGAAAGGAGTTGATAAGTCTCGTCCTGCCTTCGTTTCCTTGCATGCTTGCGTTGTTCTCTCATCTCTTTTGCTCGCATGACCGCTAGCATGGATATCGCGAGATGTTCGGTATAGAGCTTGTTCAAAACCGCCCTTTCATGCGGACGCAGTTCTTGCACGAGTTCTATCGCTTCTTCGGGCAACGATTGCAATCCGAAGTAATTTGCCAGTTTGCTCACAGCTTCGTAGAGTGAAGCTCGACGGCTGGCCGCTCTCACGCGATGATTGAAGATGTCGTGCGCGTTTTTTCCGGTCCGCATTTTTCCCCAATCGACGGAATTGTAGATCATCGCCAGAAGCTCGACTAATTTTTCTTCTACGAGCTCATCATTTGCGTCCGACATCTACTATCACCTCCCAAAGAGGGTCGCCTTTCCGTTGAGCTAATTCTTTCAGGAAGTTTCTCTTTCCATGTTGAAGAATTTTCTTCCAAGTTTTCGGCTTGAACTCGCCAGTGAGCAATTCCGACTTCGTGATGCCTAGCTCTAACGCCCTTTTCACGTCCTTGGCGAATTCTTCCGCTTTTGCCCGCTCAAACAAGATCGGAATGTCATACTTTTCGTGAGAAAGGAAATAACGGTGAGAGTCAGAGGCTATACGATTCAAGCAGGAAAGCCATGTCTGGCGCTGGCCCAGTTTCGCGATGTGAATGAAGAACGGCGGTTCTGGAGGCGAAAAGAGAATCTCGAGCGCTTCGTCATTTTTGAACGTCCGAAAACCGGAAAGGGAAGCGACCCACGATCGCTTTCTGAAAGTCTGATCCGAAAAGAGGAAGGCGCATTCGGGACACATGCAATTGCCAGAATACAAGTAGCTCCAGCCGGTGAAGTTGCCGGAAATGCATTTCTTTAGCGGGAAGCCTTTGTTGGTCTCCTTGCAGCAGACTACACAAACTCCTGAAACGTTCCCTTCTGGAGGCGTCGCCTTTTTCGCAACCGCAAGTAACTCGCCCAAGTTCAACGCTTCACCTCTTAAGACTTTAAATCATCTTAGTCGAGAGGCAGTTCCGCTGCAAGCGGGACATTTGTCCAAAGCCCTTGACAACGGACGCAGTTTGATGTATATAATAAGTGGAAAGGAGGCAGGGATGAACATCCAGGAACTTGAGAGGATCGTAAGCGAGAAAATGGGCCGGAAGTGCATCGCACGTCGGTGGCAAAAGAACGGGCACGATCACATCTATTTCTCGTATTTCACTTCTTCCGGAAACCGGAAAGAAGTGGGATACCTCGATCTTGATCGGAATCTTGTCGTGCCTGCCCGGAAAGGGCGACAGGAGGAAGCCCTTCTGGCAGCCCTCAAGGAGGCGCAATGAAGGTTTACATCGCTTGGAGGGATTCATATCGTAACCCGCGTTGTCCTAACTGCGGCGCTTTTATTGCGCTGGACAGCGCGGAGGAGGTCTGGGGCGTGCGCCGCGCCAAGTGCAAACGGTGCGGCGTCACGGTGCAGGACCGGCTTGATCCAACATGGTCCGGGCCGGTCGAGGTTGTTACTCGAAAGGACTCCTGGAGTCAGGACGCTCACTCTTGACAAAGGGCCGTTCTGGGTGTATATTATAGGTGGAAAGGAGGCAGGAGATGGAGATAAAAGAGCTGGTTAAGCAGTACCATCAAGCTTTCGAAGCCTGGAAGAGGGTGAAGGGGTCGGCTAAAAAGATTAGGGAGGAGATGACTGGGCAGGTCTCCTATGTCCTCCGTTGCCCCGTCTGTGGGGCGGTGGAGGAGAGACCTTCTCTCCATATCAGGTCAGAGTTCAAGGCAGACGAAGGAGAGCATACTGCTACCGGTAGGCCGTGGCCGTGTCTGAAGTGTCCGACTGGAGAGCTCACTGAAGTGGTGGAAAGACGCGGCCCCTCAGATGAAGAGATCAGGACTCGGGTGAAGGAGGCCAGGGACAGGGAGGAGAGGGCCTTCGAAGCCTTAGAAAAAGCCCGTCATGTGCTCGAGGATGCAGTGGTGCAATTCCTAGAGGAGAACCAGACCAAGGCCCTCCGGTTCCTTGCAGACCGAGGGAAGATCCGGCTAGAGGAGGATGGAACTCCTCTGGCCTACGATGAGGGCTGGGGCCGGTGGATGCCGGTTCCAGAGGAGGATCTCGAGCGGATGTTGTGGCTTGAGATCCAGGAGGGAGTTTGATTCCGAGTGGCTGGGGAAAGGAGGAAGAATGAAATTAGTGCTGACCAGGTTCCGGGACGGGGACCTGGTCATCAAGGTCCCCGAGGAGATGATTAGGGATCCCCGGTTCCGGCTGGGGGCCCTGGTGGCTCGGGGCTTCGGCCCTGAGCCCGGAGAGGAAAAAGGATTTGTGTTCGAGCCCGGGGAGTGGATCCTGGGCCGAGATGGGACGATCGAGGAGCTCCGGCTCCTTTGCCAGGAGCTGGGGCTGGAAATTAAAGAGGAGGTAGAACATGAAGAAGCTGATTAATCTCACTCTGCACAAACGATGAAGGCTTGGAGAGACCAGCGTTGCAATGCTCGTTGTTCGCGCTGCGGTGCCGAAGTGAAAGAGATGGATCGCGGTTGGTGCTATTGCAAAGCCTGCGACACCTGGACGAAAACGTCCTGGTGCCGCAAGCAGGCGCAGTATCTAACCGAGTACGCGGAGGCTCAGTCATGCTCAAAGTAAGTTATTCAGAGCTGACTGAGTTCGCCCAGTGCAGGCGCAGGTGGGAGCTTAGGTACAAGGGGGGTTGGCTCCCGCCCGAGGATCCGGAGCCCTTGGTGCTGGGCCGGGCCGTCCACGCGGGCCTGGCCGCGAAGGCAAAAGGAGACGACATCGAACTCGCAACCGTCCAAGCCATAACCGGGTCCACACTTTCGCCTGAGCGGAGGCGCTGGATCGCCGCCAAAGCTCTCCCTCTCGTCGAGGCGACCGAGATCCCGGAAGGCGAGATCCTGGGCGTCGAACGTCGCTTTGGCCTTAAGTGGGACGTGAATGGGGTCCAGTTCCAGTTCGTGGGCGTTTTCGACCTCGTACTCAAGCGCGATGATCACATCTTGGTCCTGGACTGGAAAACAGTATCGCGAGTTCCCAACTGCGATCGCATGCGCGAACTTGACGATCAATTGGCTGTCTACCAAGCCGCAGCAATGGACCTGTGGCCTGGTGAAGAAATCAGGACGGCGTGGGTGGCTTTGAGCACTTCGCTTAGGGGGCGCAAGAGCGAGAGCCCAGTTCAGTTCAGAAGGAGGTGGGAAGAAGAGCTCAAGAAGAACAGGAAAAAGTACGTCGCTCACTTCCCGGTGGTCTTGACCGAGGACCGCGTCCGGCGCGCGCTCGAGCGCGTGGCGGTCCTGGTTCGGGAAATCGAGGAAGGCCGGATTTACCGGAACTCGGGGGCCTGCCTGGTCTGGCCGTGTCCGTACGAGTTGATCTGCGACGACTCGAGCCGGGCCGAGGCCCTCGGGTTCCGCAAGCTGGAAAGGAGGCAGGATGCAGCAGAATGAACTTAAAGAAGGAGAGATCGAGGTTATATACCTTTACTTTACTTGTCCAGTCTGCGGAGCTGATAACGAGGTCATTTATCCTTCTGATCACGACGGATATTCAAGACGACTTGCCAGAAATGCAAGAAGCGGTTGGGCATGCAAGTGCATGTCAAGACCCGGAGATACGCGGTCCTCGATTCTTATCCGAAGGTTTTAGATTGAAGAGCGAAGGAGGCAGGATGGACTTGAGAATTGATATCGAGGAACTCAAGAAAGTGAAGGCCGAAGCGTGGTCGGACGGTACGGTGGAGATCATCCTTATCGGAAAACACGCCCAAGACCAAGTGACTCTGGAAGGATTCGCGGGCGAATCAGAAAGGAGCAAACGAGCGGTTGTAGCCAAGCTCAAAGAACTGCTTGCAGCTGTTGCAAAAGCGCTCGGTCACTTGGACCCACAAGGCGAAATCGGCCTTGTGGAGATCGAGTGCCGCTACTGCGATGGCCTTTCGGACTATCCGGTGGTGGCCCAGGACCTGTTCTACGAGGCGCGAAAGGAGGCGGAGAATGTTGCCTAGAGAGAAAAGAAAGCCGAAGCTCGAGTTTCCCGAGCAAGCGACCTGGCTCGTGTACGGTCCGCCCAAGGTCGGGAAAACGACAAGCGCTGCGACCTGGCCCGAGCCCCTCATCATCGAGTGCGAACCCCACGGGGCGGATTACGTCGAGGCGTACGTCGTCGAAATAGACTCCCGCAGCAAGAACGGCAAGCCAGGTTGGGCCAGAGGACTCGCTCAACTGCGGGAGGTCTATAAAGAACTCAAAGAAGCTGAACGAAAAGGCGAGTTCCTTTGGAGGACGATTGTCCTGGACACGATCGACGTCATCGCGAGTTGGCTTGAAAACGAAATCGCCCACAAGTTTGGGGCGACTCAACTGGGCGAGGCCGGAGTCTACGGCGCGGATTTCGCCGCCCACAGGGATGCGGTCTTGAACTTGATCAGGGAGTTCCAAGCCTTTCCGACCCACCTTGTGCTCGTGGCCCACACCGTGTCCTTCAACCCGGAGTTCAGCATGGGCGCCAAGATCCTCGACCTTCCGGGCAAGCTCGGGAGGGAGGTCATGGCCGTGGTGAGTCACGCCATGTACTTGCAAGCGGAGGAACTTCCGGGAGGCGGCGTGGAGCGAAGGTTCGTCTTCAACCCCGGACCGGCAATCGAGGCAGGCTCAAGGCACCCGGTCTTGGCCGCCGCGGGTTCGTGCCCGCCGACCTTCCAAGCCATCCGGGCCCTGTTCAAGGAGCATCAAGGAGGTAAGTGATGGGCTTCACGCTCAAGGAGAAACTGGAGCGGGGCGCGATACTTCCCGAAGGAGAGTACGCGGTCGTCATGGCTGACTGGACCAAAGCGGAGGCGTCCTCCGGATCTCCCATGGTCAAAGTGACCTGGGAGGTCACGGAAGGCGAGTACGTCGGTTCGCGGATAATCGACAACTTCGTGGTGACCGACCGGGGCATCTTCCGGGCCTGCCTGGCGCTCAAGGCGCTGGGCGTGCCGGAGGACACCTATTTCGAAAGCCCGGGAGACGTGGCCAACACCCTGATTCGCGAGCTCAAGGCCGGGAAGGGGCTCAAGATCGTGGTCAAGCACCGGAAGGGGCCCCAGGACCAGCTTTACGCGAACGTCACGGACTATTTGCCGCTCGGCGAGAAAGAGGAAGAGGAAGCGGACGTGCCGTTTTGAAGAACCGGGGGCGCGGGCCTTACAGTGGCCCGCGCCCCAGCGAAGGGAGGACAAATGACGCGCGAGGAGATCCTGCGGATGGTGGAAGAGGTCGAGGCCGAACTGGGCGACGGTTCCACAGATCACTATTCAGTTCCAGAAGCAATAACCGAGGGACAATTGCGGGAGCTGTGCCGGGCTGTGCAGCGGCTTATTGCACGGCTGGAGAAGCTGGAAGCAGTGACCGAGGCGGCGCGGAAGTTCCACAACGCAATCTACAACGAGAAGAACGCCTACGAAACGTGGCCGGACATCATGGAGAGCCAAGAGGTATACGAAGCGGGGAACCGCTTACGCCAGGCCCTTGCCGCGCTGGAGGAGGTGGAAGGATGAATTTCGTTCTGTGGAAGCGCGAGGACTGGGAGAGGTATCCGGAAGATTTCCGCCCCAAGGCGGAGGACGTGATCCGCGACTTGTGCAATTGGCTGATCTGCTCCTTGTACGAGCCAGATGCGATTTCGATCTTCAAGGTGGACAAAAGCCGGGTAAAAAAAAAGTTTCCGGGTTTGGAGGAGGCGGCTGTTAACTGGAGAGATCTGGCGTGCACGCACGTTGAACGACGGGGGGCGGTGTACATCGCCTACGTCAGCGAAGCCGCACCTGGCGAGAACGCTTTGAGGGGCTACCTGGAAACATGGCTGCAGGAGTGGGGCTGGCCCGTGGCGGTGGAGACGGAGTGGTGAGGAGGAGAACGATGGCGATGACAGAGAAAACCCGAGAGCGCCCCGATCCTGGCCGAGAGTTATTGGATCGCCTTCGCAAGCTCGAATCAGCAGCCCAATTGGCACTGCGAGCTTTGACGGAAGGCATGGCTGACATGCCCGCGGAACGGGACTCCCTGTGTGCCGAGTTGCGGGTGAAAGCAAAGCGGGCTTTACGGGAGGCTTTAGGCGTTGCTCTTGAAAAGGAGAAAGATGGCGATCTCTGAAGAAGTCAGGCGAAAGGTCTGGGAGCGGGACGCCGGCGAGTGCCAGCTTTTTCACACCGAGCCGGTCCCGGCCAGCGAAATCGCTCACATCAGGCACCAAGGCATGGGCGGAGACTCACCCGACTCGCCCTTGAACCAGCCCGGCAACCTCATCTTAGTGTGCCACGCCTGCCACATGAAGCTCCACGGCCGGGGCGCCTACAGGATCACGCGCTGGATCCCCGGCGATCCCGAGGGACTGGAAGTCGTCTCCTGCCGGGGCAAGCCGGTCCCGAAAGACCGGTTGTGGTACTACTGTAAGCGCATGATCTCCCTGGTCAGAGATACCATGAACATGGCGATGCTGCAATCGATCCAGGCTCGGGCCAACCTGTGGGCCTTAGCCGCGGCCCTTCACGAGCTCCATCAAGCCGAGCATCTCCTCCCGACGGCCACGTCAGGATCGTGCGCGGACGTCTACGACTTCGGGGCCGACCTCGGCTACACGAGCGCGGAAGTCAAGCGGATGATCCGCTGCGCGCGGTTCGTGCGAGAACAGGGCATAGAAGACTTCCAGCACTTGCCTTTCGAGGTCGTGGACCTGGCCCGCAGGCACCCCGACCGGGCCAAGGAGATCCTGGACGTCGCGACCTCGGTCCCGCCGCCGGAATTCTGGCGCTGGGTCGAGGCCGAGCTCAAGAAGGCGAGGAAGCGCAGGGGCTGGATCGGGACCGGCGAGATCAGGCAGGTGGAAATCGATCCGGAAGGCAAGTGGGAAGACGAGGTGCCGCCCGAAGCCTGGGTCTTGAAGGGAGGCTCCCTCGTCAGGGGCGTGCGGAAGGAGGAGCTATGATCAGGATATGCCCGATCTACCTTTCCGAAAAGGAAGACCAAGACCTGATCGCGTTCCTCGAGGCCCAGCCGAAAGGCAAACGGAGCAAGGCGTTCAAGGAGCTCGCACGGCAGGCCCTGAAGGAGAGGCTCGATGGACAGAAGCGAACTGGCTCTTGAGCTCCGAAAGGAAGGCCTGGCTTACCGGGAGATCGGGGAACGGCTCGGAGTGTCGAGGCAACGTGCGCACCAATTGGTGGCGAGGGCCGGCCGGGTCCCGGTCTTCCGCAAGGTGTGCGAAAGGTGCGGCGCGCCCTTCGAGACTCGGCGCGCCCGGGCGAAACTTTGCCCGCGATGCAGGACAGGAAGGAAAGTTTTTCGGTGCAAGGTCTGCGGAAAGAGACGCGGCCCCGACGAGCTAATCAAAGACGAACAAGGAAGACCCACCAAGCTTTGCAAGGCATGCGCCGCGAGGATAATCCGGCTCGCGCGAGGAGGTGACCGATGAAACTCGGAGAAGCATTTCAGACTCCTCCTCCCTGGAAACTCGAAATCAGATTTGACAAACGCGGCTGGGCTACCGAAATTTTTATTAATGGAGAATCATTGGAGGATGTTGCAGCCATCGAGCTGACATGTTCTCCAGATCGACAACCTGAGATCTGTTTTAAGATCCTGGCTTTGGACGAAGATGACGGGATCGTAACTTACTACCAGTTGCCTGCTTACGTCTTCCTCAAGGCTTCATTCTCGGGTTCTTTAAAAGCTGAGATCGAAGAGTTATGTCAATGGCCAATAGTGACAGGCTGCTAGCACTCCTCCTGGCTCCTGACGTCGAAAGGGAGCGGAAATTGGCGAACGAAAGGTTCGCCAGCCAACCGCCCCGGAGCCTGGAGGAAGAACTGGCGTGGCAGAGGGAAGTTCAGTTGAGGGCCGACGCGGACAGGATTCTCCGAGAAGCGAAGGACAAGGAATTCGAGCACGGGCCGATCGACTGGCTTTTGAGAAAGGCTTTCGGGGAAACTGTACGTACCCTCGGGAAGGAGCACCTCGAGCTCCTGCTGGGCAAGCGGTTCCGCCCCACGAGACAAAAGTTGTCCTTGGAAGAAGTGCGGACGCTCAGGAGCCTGCTCTCGGGAGTTGACTCCGGAGGCAGGGCAGCCTTACACTATGGCGGACATGCCAAATAA